AACGTGGCAAGACCAAGTTTACGAACTACTGAAATGCGACCCTCCAGAGGAATGGGGGACATAGCCCCGTCAAAAATGCCAAAGGCCAGAACCATCAAGAAGAAGGATGGGGACGAGCCGGTATCTTTGTATGCCGATGGAGGGTCTGTAAGCAAAGTCAACGAAGCGGGTAACTACACCAAGCCCGGTATGCGTAAAGGCATCTTTAACCGCATCAAAGCTGGCGGTAAGGGTGGTGCGCCGGGGCAGTGGTCAGCCCGTAAAAGTCAGATGGTAGCTTCGCAATACAAGAAGTCTGGTGGAGGATATCGTGATTAAACCTTCCCAGCAATCGTTAAAAAACTGGACTGACCAAAAATGGCGAACCAAAAGTGGCAAACCATCTACGCAGGGCAGTAAGGCAACGGGGGAAAGATACCTACCAGAAGCAGCAATCAAGTCCCTATCTTCACAAGAGTACGCTGCAACCACCAAAGCAAAACGTGAAGGAAAGGCCGCAGGTAAACAGTTTGTGGCTCAACCTAAGAATGTGGCTAAAAAAACTGCTGCGTATAGGAAATAGATAATGGCCTACAACACTACCGGCACTGTTGCGTTCAACCTAGACCTCAATAACCTTTGCGAAGAGGCTTTTGAGCGTTGCGGTCAAGAGTTACGCACGGGGTACGATATGCGTACCGCCCGTAGAAGCATTAACCTGCTCACAATTGAGTGGGCAAACCGTGGCTTGAATATGTGGACGGTGGAGCAGGGGCAGATCGTCTTGGCTACCGGGCAGAGTACCTACGCCCTTCCCACAGACACAATAGACTTGCTGGATATGGTTATCCGCACTGGGACAGCTACCAACCAGACCGACATCAATATCAGCCGGATCAGTGAATCTACCTTTGCAACAATCCCCAACAAGAACGCTACGGGAAGGCCGATTCAGGTTTGGATCAACCGTCAGTCTGGCGCTACGGCGGTTACAACTATCACGCTTAATGAGACGCTGACCGCTACCGATACGACGATTACCCTGAGTACTACGGTAGGTCTGGCAAGTGCCGGGTACATCAAGATTGACTCAGAGATAATCTACTACAGCGGAACGACCAGTACAGACCTACAGAACTGTGTCCGTGGACAGGCCAATACCACCGCTGCGGCGCATACAACGGCTACGGCTATCTTTGTAGTCAACCTGCCAGCAATCAACGTCTGGCCCACGCCTGACAGCAGCCAGACCTATACCTTCGTGTACTGGAGGCTCCGCAGGATTCAGGACGCGGGTAACGGCGTAAACGGGGAAGACATCCCGTTCAGGTTCCTGCCTTGCTTGGTGGCTGGGCTGTCTTTTTACCTATCCATGAAAATACCCGGCGCGGAAGCCAGAGTGCAGATGCTTAAAGGGGAGTATGAAGAGCAGTTTGCAATGGCGGCAAGTGAAGACCGGGAAAAGGCTTCTGATAGGTTTGTGCCGCGCCAGATGTTTATAGGCTAGAAAATGCCCGTTAACTTCGCATCTGGCAGGTTTGCAATAGCGGAGTGTGACCGCTGCGGCTTCCGGTTTAAATTAACAGAACTCAAGGGTTTGGTAGTCAAGACCAAGAACGTGAATATCTTGGTTTGTCAGTCCTGTTGGGAACCGGATCAGCCACAACTACAACTGGGTATGTACCCGGTAAATGACCCCCAAGCGGTGCGTAATCCAAGACCTGACACAAGCTATAATTCCTCTGGAACTAACGGGTTGCAGCTAGTCGCCGGAACCGCCGGATACCCCGAAGGCGGGAGCAGGACTTACCAATGGGGCTGGAAGCCGGTTGGAGGTAGTTCTTTGGAAGATATAGGGCTTACTCCAAACTATCTCACCTCATTGGGAGCGGTAGGAACGGTCATGTTTAATGTGGCGGCATGGAGTGCGGCAACCAGCTATGCCCCCAAAGACTCTGTTTCATATAGTGGCGGGTACTACTTGGCAATTAAAGCAAACACAAACCATGTCCCTACGGACGTAACCTACTGGGTAGTCAACTAGGAGAATATGATGGCTAAAGAAAATGCAAAGATGGATATGGCGCAAGACAAGGCCATAATCAAGAAAGCTTTCAAGCAACATGACTCGCAAGAGCATAAGGGCGGCAAAGGCACCAAGTTGGCCCTGAAACGCGGTGGGCCGACTTCCGGGGATATGAAGGCGGTTGGGCGTAATATGGCCCGTGTAAACAACCAACGGAGCCGGTAATGAAAAAGAGCGTGACTTACAAGCAGCCGCAGCCTAATACGAACCCGATGCCCAAGGGCGCTGGATACCCGGATACCGCCAAGACTTCTGGAATTATGGTGCGCGGCGGTAAAGCGCAGACCAAAGGAAAAATGGCCCGTGGGCCGATGGCGTAAATAATGAACTACTCCGCGCTGTTCATGGCTGTAAAAGGCTACCTTGAAAATGACTTTCCAGCTACTGTCTTTACCGATAGTGCTGGATCGACTTCGTCTAGTGCGGCGACCCTGACCAGCGCGGAGCAGGTTAATACATTTATTACCCAAGCAGAACAGCGGATATACAACACCGTACAGTTCCCCTCCCTTCGCAAAAACGTGACGGGAACTCTGACCGCTAATAACAAGTACTTGTCCTGCCCTTCGGACTTCTTGGCGGTCTATTCGATGGCGGTTATAAATGCGGATACATCCTATACCTTCCTGTTGAATAAGGATGTGAACTTCATTCGTGAGGCATATCCAACCCCTACAGATACGGGAACCCCGGCCTACTATGCGCTGTTCGGGCCGGTATCCACCAACGAAGCGGAACTGACTTTCATCCTTGGGCCGACACCAGATGCAGCCTATTCGATGGAACTGCATTACTTCTACTACCCAGAAAGCATCACGACTACCGCTTCAGGCACCACATGGCTTGGGGACAATATTGACTCTGTGCTTCTGTATGGCTCCTTGGTTGAGGGCTACACCTTTATGAAAGGTGAGGCAGACGTTATCGCTTTCTACGAAAAGAAGTACCAAGATGCCATGATGCTTGCTAAACGGCTTGGTGACGGCATGGAGCGTAGGGATGCTTACAGATCGGGTCAGGCTAGGGTTGATGTCCAATGATTGCCCAGACCCTCACAACTTCTTTTAAGGTACAGATTCTGACGGCTACGCATGACTTCACTGCGTCCACAGGAGATATTTTTAAGATGGCGCTGTACCTGTCTACAGCTTCTATAGGTGCTGATACGACTGTTTACATGGTCACAGGGGAGATATCGGGAACTGGTTATACGGCAGGTGGGATAGCTCTTACAACAATTACACCCGCATCTACCAGCACCACAGCGTTTACATCGTTTAACGATGCTACCTTTACAGGTCTTGTTAATTCCTCTATCGCCGGGGCGCTGATTTACAACAGCAGCAAGTCCAACAAGTCTGTAGCGGTGCTGGACTTTGGGGGTATGAAGACTTCAACGGCGGCAATTCCGCTGGTTATTGTGTTTCCGACAGCATCCGCTACGACTGCCATCATTCGGTTTCCTTGAGAGGTTTATATGTCTATTGATAAAGCAAAGTCTACCGACACCGTTTCCTGCGGTCTTGTAGCGGGTACACGTTCTGGTGAGTCTGCCGTTGCTCTGGGCCTGTTTAAGTTTGAGTGTATCGGTGCTGACGGCAAAGTAAAGTGGACTGAGAGCGTCCCTAACTTGGTTGTGAACGTAGGTCTTGCTTATATGGCTGGAACTGCTTTGACTTCGGTGACCCAAATCACCACTTGGTATATTGGCCTGTACGGTGCTGGAGCAAGTAATACCCCTGCGGCTGGGGATACGATGTCCTCCCATGCCGGTTGGACTGAAGTGGTTCCCTACAGCAATGCTACGCGGGTAGCGTGTACGTTTGTTACCGCTACGACTGCCAACCCTTCTGTAGCGACAAACACAGCCTCTCCTGCCTCATTTTCTATCAATGCTACCTCTACGGTTGGTGGGGCTTTCCTGACTAGCGGTAGTGCCAAGAGCGGGACGGCTGGGACGTTGTTTTCTGCGGTGGACTTTTCTTCGCCGGGAGACAGGGCTGTAACTTCGGGTGATACTTTGAACGTGACTTACACCATGAGTTTGGCTGGGTAGTGGCTGCATGGGGTGCCGGTGGATGGGGTGAATATGGCTGGGGCGCAACGGTCTGGGCCAGTAATTTAGCTGAATCCGGAACAAGCACGGATGCAACAAGCAGCAAACAGACGTTTGCAAGTACGGCGGCAGAGACTGGAACGGCAACCGATACAGTTACCGTAGTTTCAAGTGTATTCAATGTACCCGTAACTGAGACCGCAACAGCGACAGACACGGTAAGCAGCAAACAGGTTTTTATAAGTTCAGTTTCTGAATCAGGTACGACTACAGATGTAATAGGCAGCAATCAAATATTTGTAAGTACAGTATCTGAAACAGGGACAGCGACAGATGCAGTAAGTAGTAACCAGACCTTTGCAACAACCATAAGTGAAACGGCAACCGCAACAGATATATTTGTAGGTGTGTTTCTGTGGAACATAATTGACGATACGCAGACTCCAAACTGGACAGGTATCAGTACCACGCAGACCCCTAGCTGGGGTGCAATAAGTAATACGCAGAACCCAAACTGGACAGATATTTAGGAAAACATATGGCCTCTACTTACAGCACAAATCTAGCCCTTGAGCTTATCGGGACAGGTGAGCAGTCAGGTGTTTGGGGTACGACTACCAACAACAACTTTGGTACGTTGCTTGAGCAATCAATTTCTGGAAATGTAACTCAAGCGATTACGGATGGTACAGACACCACCATAACTATCCCAAACGGCACTACTGGGGTCGCCCGTAACATGGCGATTGAGATGACTGGGGCGCTTACTGCAACCCGAAACCTCATCGTCCCCGCCAATAAAAAACTGTACTTCATCTACAACAACACTACCGGCGGGTTTGCTGTAACGGTAAAGGTTACTGGTCAGACTGGCGTATCCGTGCCTAACGGGGCCAAGATTGCGCTCGTATCAAACGGCACAGATGTGGTGAGTCTTCTCAACTACATGGCTTCTTTGACACTAGGCGCTGCCCTTCCTGTAACTTCTGGCGGAACAGGAGTTACGACTTCGACCGGCACTACAAATGTGGTGCTGTCAAATAGCCCAACATTGGTTACTCCCGCGCTTGGGACTCCATCCGCATTGGTTGGGACAAACATTACTGGAACGGCTACTGCTTTTACAGCCTCAAACGTCACTACCAACGCCAACCTGACTGGAGGTGTAACTTCAGTTGGCAATGCGGCTACCGTAATAACTAATGCCAACCTGACCGGAGCGGTTACTTCCGTAGGTAATGCAACATCCTTGGGTTCGTTTACTTCTGCCCAACTTGCTACTGCACTGACAGACGAAACGGGTACTGGGGCCAACGTATTTGCTACTAGTCCAACGCTAGTCACCCCTGCCCTTGGTACACCTTCTGCGCTAGTAGGAACGAACATTACAGGAACGGCTACATCGTTTACAGCAAGCAATGTTACGACCAATGCCAACCTTACAGGTGGCGTTACCAGCGTGGGCAATGCAGCGACTGTAGTAACTAATGCCAACCTTACAGGCAATGTCACAAGCGTAGGCAACGCAACAACTCTAGCGTCTATCCCAGCTATTAGCGGGGCAAATCTAACCAGCCTAACAGCGGCTAACATTAGTTCTGGCACTGCTGGAATTAACATTACAGGCAACGCCGCTACAGCTACCACAGCTACTAACGCTACTAACGCTACTAACGCTACTAACGCTACTAACGCTACTAACGCCTCAACCGTCACGACCAACGCAAACCTGACCGGCGCAATTGTTACGTCTTCTGGTAATGCGACAACCGTGAATATGTCTCCGCTTAGAAGCTCAATAGTTGCCGACATACCGCTTAACAACACCGCCACATACTTTGATGGCCCACTCGTTGCACAGGGTACAAGCGGTACTTGGTTTGTAAGCGGTACGGTGTGCCTTGTTTGCACAACAGCCGCAACTGCTTTTTTTGTCAAGTTGTGGGATGGCACAACCCTAATTGCGTCTGTGCGTGGCGATACTTCACAAACAAACTCATCTATTGCCGTGAGCCTCTCTGGATTTCTTGCCTCTCCAGCCGGTAACTTGCGAATTTCTGTCAACTGCCCACTGGAGGTAACTGGAGTCATCCAGTACAACGCAACAACTCTAGGAAAAGACTCCAACATCGTCGCAATCAGGATTGCGTAACCATTTTAAGCACTAGGATATAACGATGGCATCTACATACAGTCCAAACCTAGCAATTGAGCTTATCGGGACAGGTGATCAGGCTGGTACTTGGAGCGTTACTACCAATACCAACCTCGGTACGTTGATTGAGCAATCCATCTCCGGGTATGTAACCCAAGCCATTACTGACGGATCGGGTGCCAATACCACGATCACGATCCCCAACGGTGCTACAGGTGTAGCCCGTAATATGGTTATTGAGATGACAGGTGCTTTGACGTTCTCTACGACCAGCTTGATCGTCCCTGCCAACAAGAAGCTGTACTTCATCTTCAACAACACTTCGGGTGGCTTTGCCGTCACCGTTAAAGTCTCTGGTCAGACCGGGGTTCTTGTACCCAACGGCAAGAAAGTCATCCTTACCTCCAACGGTACAGACATCGTTGAAGCTGCGAACCAAGTAGTAGGAGCGTTTGGTGTTGGCGGTGCCTTGACGGTAACGGGGCAATCTAATTTAAGTGCAACAACTGGCGCAAGTATTGGCGCAAGTAACTCTGGATTTTCTATCGGGGCGCTGGGCGGAACAGACCGCATAACGTACACAACAGGGACTACGTTATTTGAATTTCTTACCTCGGCATCGTCTTACGCAAACATTAAGGCAAGCAGTGCAACACTAGGCGGCACCCTCGGCGTGACCGGCACCAGCACGATGGCGGCGATCAATGCGAGTGGGCTTGTATCCGCTGCCGCAGGAGCAAAAGTAAACCTCGACGGCAACAGTTTTCAGCTTGTTGGCAAATTTCAAAACAACAACTCGGGGACAGGCACATCCGTTGTCGCTCTATCTTCCGATACTACATACTACAAAGCTGGTCTTGCGCTGCAACGCGCAGACTTTAACGGGGCGGGGACGCTTTACCTGCTGAACCGCGCTTCTAACGACGCGGCAAACGTGGCAATTACTGATGTGGTGATGCAGTTTTCGCAGACGGGTGCCGCAACCATCCCCGGCACCCTCGGAGTTGGCAGCGCCAATGCTGTTGCTTACGGGCGTGAGCAGATATTCGGGACGATAGCCAAAGCCACGACGACAGATGAAGTGACGTTGTTCACTGGCTCGTCTGATGCAACTGGTGCGCTTGGTCTGCGAATCACAAATAAGAATCACGCTACCGCAGGTTCTCGGGCGGTATTTTTAGAAGCTGCTGAACCCGGCGTGGCGATCAGAACGCTGCAACTCAACAATAGCGGATATACCATTGATGGCAGCGGCAACACGGTCATCCCCGGCACCCTCGGCGTGACGGGCACCAGCACGATGGCGTCGATTACTTCAAGTGGCACCGTTAGCATCACCGGCGCAAACCCCGGTGGATGGGCTACTGGATTCAGGACAGTCGTAGACAATAACGGCGGGGAAGCGCGTATTTATGCATACGGCGCAGACGCTACAACCAGAGGGTCGTTTAACTTTTACTCGCTAGAGGCTGACGGCGGAAACAACGGGTCGGTGTT